AAAATCATTACCTGGAATTGGTGGATTTTTTGCTAATGGAGGTAGGCCACCAGTAGGAAGAGCTTCAATAGTAGGAGAACGTGGGCCAGAGCTATTTGTACCGGATAGAGCAGGAACAATAGTGCCAAATCATCAGTTAGGTGGCATGGGTGGTTCTACAAACATAGTTGTAAACGTAGATGCTTCTGGTTCGTCTGTTCAAAGTGATGGGGATGGACAGCAGTTTGGCGAGGCTTTAGCCACTGCAATACAATTAGAAATAGCAAAACAAAAACGTAGCGGAGGTTTACTTGCATAATGGCTACATTTGATGATTCAACACTTGGTACAACTACAGGTGCAACTACTCCAACTTACAGTTCTGTTGAAACAGCATCACCGAGAAATATCACAGTCCAGTTTGGGGATGGCTATAAGTCTCGCAATGCCTTTGGTCTAAATCAAAATCCTAAATTATATAGTTTGACTTTTGTTGTTTCTCTTGCTGATGGTGATAAAATTTTAGCTTTTTTTGATGACAGAGCTAAAGACAGTGCAAGTTTTACATTCACACCACCAGCGACAAGCACTGCAAAACAATTTATCTGTGAAAAATATCCTAGAACAAACACTTACTTGAATAGAGTTACAATACAAGCAACATTTGAAGAGGTATTTCAGCCATGACGATACCAGTTGAACAGTTACAAAAATTAGATAATATAACAATTATTGAATTATTTGAACTACAGCTTTTTGATCCTATCCATTATGCAACTGGAGATACTTCAGTGACTACCTTATATAGATTTCATAATGGAACAAGTGAAATAAATGCAAATATAGTTTGGGATGGTAATTCTTATACAGCTATTGCATGTCAGGCTGAAGGCTTTGAAAGTGGTGACAATACCACAATGGCAAGACCTACAATAACCTTTGCCAATACTGTTGGTAATTTCTCTGCAATATTAGAAATTGTAAATGCTCAAACCCCTTTTAATGATTTACAAAAAGGACAAATCAGAAGAATTAGAACACTGGCACAGTTTTTAGATAAAGAAAATTTTGCAAATCAAATTAATCCTTATGGAAATCCAGACCCTACAAAAAAATTTAGTGATGACACTTTTGAAATAAATAAAAAGATTGTAGAAAATAATCAAATATGTAGCTTTGAACTTGTAAACACTATTGATTCTGAGGATTTAACTTTACCTAGAAATCAAATAACAAAAGATAGATTTCCTGCTGCTGGTAGTTTTGTATTTGTATGAACTGGAAAGAAGAAGCTAAAAAACATTTTATCAAATGTAAACCAGCAGAAGGTTGTGGTTTGTTAGCAGAAAAAGATGGAAATGAATTTTTCTATCCTTGTAAAAACATTGCTTCTCATATACAAGATGATATAACCTTCGCTATTGATCCTTTAGATTTTGCAACTTGTGAAGATAGCGGTGCAGATATTTTAGCTGTTATTCATTCTCATGTAGAAGGAAATTCAGAACCATCTGAAGCTGATATAAATAACTGTAAGTTATACATGATTGATTGGTATATTTATTCTGTACAAGATGATAATTGGCATTATATGAGGACAGAATCATGATGAAAAAAATTAAATTATATGGTCCTTTAAGAAAATTATGTGGTGTTAAAGAATTCTATGCCGATGTTTCTAATGTAGATCAAGTATTTAGCTTTATTAAAGTTAATTATCCAAATAGTAAACAACATATAGCTGAAGCAGCATATAGCGTTTTTATGAATGATGTTGATATTACATTTGCAAATTTATCAATTGAAGGTGAAGGTGACATTAAGGTAATACCACTTATAAGTGGTAATGTTATTCAATTTCTTGTTCCTTTTATTGGAGGTTTATTTTCTGGTATGACCATTACTGGAGCATTACTTTATACAGCAGCTATAGTTGGTTTAACATTTTTAGCAGATTTACTTACACCTACACCTGAAGATCCTGAAGCAGACCCACAAGTAACCTCTTTTCTTAGTAATCAAACTGCTAATACTACAAAATCTGGTGTTCCAGCCCCTTTAGTTTTTGGTGAATGTTTTGTTGGATCTGTGGTTATTAGTGCGGGTTCTGATACATTAAAGATTGATGATAATTCAGCATAAAAATGGCAAAACAACTTGGCAGTATAGGGCTAGAAAAATTATCTGAGGACTTACCAAATAATTTTTTAAAATCAGAGCAGTTTTTTACATTTTTAGATTTAGTTTCTGATGGAGCAGAAATTGAAGGTTTTGCTTCTCCATCAAAAAAAAATATATTAATCCCAGAAAGTCTTTTAGCACCAAGCAGTGCAGAAGATACTCAACTTACAGATGAAAGTGAAAGAACATATATATTAGAAGCACAAAAAGATATTTTTTTAGGAGGTCGTGCTGTAAGAGACCCTGCGGGTGTTGAAAATATACAAAAGACTTCTCTTGCTATAAGAACAGGCACTAATAACCAAGAAATTATGCTTGGAGTAGATGAACAAAAAGCTGCTGGGAATTTAAGTGCAGCTAAAGTTTTAAATAATAATAATTCAGAGGCGAATAAAGTAACAGGTACACTAAATGCTGGATTTGATTTAAATAGCACTCCAAGAGCAGCAATAATTACTTTGACATGGGAAAGAATTTTTCAAACAAGTGCGGATGATGGCTCGGCTGTTCCTTTGGGAATAACTACTGGTCCTAGAGAAGGAGAGAATGGTGATGTACAAATACTTATAAGACTTAGAGATAAAAACAATGTTGAAATACATAGTAGGCAAGAATTTGTTAATGGAGTTTCTAGGGGTCAATTTAGTAAAGATTACAGGGTTGATATTCCAAAAAGCTATTTCTCAGATATGACAACAGTTAATAATCATTTTCCAATCAGTGTTGATGTTTTAAGACAAGATCTAGAATTTAGACTTAACAATGGTAGTGATCCACGAGATAGTAAAGGTAATAATGTGCATGAAGAAGGAAATAGAAGATTTACTGAATTTTTCTTCTCAGGACTCCAAGCGGTTTTTCCTTTAGATGTTTTAGGTCAACCTAAAACTAATTTTCCAAAGTCGGCATATATAGGTCTGAGGTATTCAGCAGAGCAATTTCCAAGCATACCGACAAGGCAATATTTAATTAGAGGAATTAAGATTCGCATACCAACTGGAGTTCCTATAGACACTGCTGATACGGGTCGTATTAAATATGAAGAAATAAATAATTATTCTTTTGAACAATTAACTACAGATAAGCATTGGACTTCTGACCCAGCTTGGATTTTATATGCACTATTAACAGAAGATTATGGTTTAAAAATTGATGAATCAAAAATAGATAAGGCTTCTTTTTATGCTGCAAGTTTATATTGTTCAAGATTTAATTCTACTAATAAACCTAGATATTCTTTTAACGGAGTTATAAATCAAAGAAAAAAAGCCCTTGATTTGATTAAAGAAGTAGCTGGTTTAATGAGAGCAACTGTATATTATAAAAATGGTTCTATAAAAATTGCTTTAGATAAGCCAGAAAGTGTTACTTCTTATTTATTTACTAATGCAAATGTAGTTAATGGAGCATTTTCTTATTCTGGTACTGATAAAGATAAAAAATACACACAAATAAATGTTTCATATTTCAATAACGAAATACAAGAGTTTGATCAAATTTCTGTTAGTTCAGACAATTTAGACCCAACATTAAAAGAAAATTATGGTTTAAATCAGATAAATGTACGATCATTATATACAACAGACAAAAATCAGGCAAAGCGTCTTGGTAGATCATTAATTTATAGTTCTAGTCGGGAGGCTGAAATAGTATCTTTTGAATGTGGTTTAGAGGCTGCTGCTGTACTAGAACCTTTTGATGTTATCAAAGTTGCTGATAGATTAAAAGAATCAATTAGAGCAAGTGGAAGAGTAAAAACAGTAACAAGTCCTACAGTAGTTGTTGTTGATGATAGTACAGATACATCAGTTGGAACTATTGGCGATACTTTTTTAATTATTGACAAAGAAGGAGGGGTACAAGAAAAAACAATACAATCCATAAATGGTAGTACTGTAACTTTATCTTCTGCTTTAAACCCTCAACCTCAAGCTGGAACAATTTGGGCTGTAAAAACTGGTAATGTACAACATAGAAAATATAGAATTACAAACATTAAACAGAAAAGTAATTTTGTATTTAGTATTTCAGCAATAGTTTATGACGATAATAAATACATTTTTATTGATGATGAATCTAGCACTTTAGGTTTAGGTAGAAGTCCGACAACTTTGTTAGATAGATTGCCCTCTCCTGAAATTCAAAATCTTGCTGAAGAGCTTATTGTCGTTAGGGGTAGGGCTACTACAAGAATAGTTTTAAATTTTAGTAATATAGATGGAGCAAAAAAATATCAGGTTGTTTATAGATTAAATAGTGGTTCACCTATAGTAACTACTACAACAGAAACGGAATTTGTTTTATTAAATAATAAAGAAGGAAATTATGAATTTACTGTAAAATCTTTAAATTCTGCTAATGTTCACAGTACGGTAGGCTCTACACGAACAATCTTTGCAGTAGGTTTAAAAGCAAATCCAAATCCTGTAGCAAATTTGAGAGCAGAAGAAAGTGGTGATGATTTAATATTAAAATTTGATAGATCAACAGATTTAGATGTTTTGTTTGGTGGGAATATAGAAGTAAAATATGCTCTCATTTCAGATGGTACGGCAACTTTACAAGATTCTAATTTTTTAAAAAAGGCAGAAGGAAATGTAGATCAAATAACTATAAATGATTATCAAAGTGGTGAATATTTTTTAAAATTTATTGATGTAGAAGGTATTAAATCTGAAACTGCTACCTCAGTTGTTGTTAATAGAACAATTGCTTCTAATAATTTAGTTGCTGCTCAAATTAGAGAAAATACAGGTAATTTTTCTGGATCGAAAGTTAATTTAGAATACGACAGTGGTATTGGTGGTTTAAAACTGTCTAGTGCAATAAATTTTGATTCAATTACAGATTTTGATTCTCTTGACGTTAATGGTACAACATTTGCATCACTTGATCTAGTTACAGCAGGGGGCGGTAGTGGTATTCCAAGTGAAGGTATTTATACATTTGCTGCTAATGATATTGACTTAGGTGCTCCGTTTAGGTTTCATGTAGAACCACATTTTAAAAAATCTGGATTTGACACTGCAACTCAATGGGATTCATATACAGATGACATGGATGATTGGCCTGATATTTTTACTGGTAGTACAACAGTCGTTGATAAAAGTGCAGATCTTGTTTTTCAAGTTGCAAAAAGTCAAACGGCTACAGCAAGTACAACCTTTGAAACTTTTGTTAATACTGATATGATTGCTCGAACTTTGTCTTTTAAGGTTTTAGTTCAGAATCAAAGTACTTATGAAAATGTAGATATAGAAGAATTAGGAGTAAATTTAATATTCAGACCTAGAACTGAAAGAAGCATTGATAATTCAAGTGCCACAAACGGTGTTCTAACGAGTTCTGGCAGTGGTGCGACTACAGTGACTTTTAATAAAAAGTTTTTTACAGGAACGTCTGATGTAGGTAATAGTACAACAGCTTTTAAACCAGTTATTAATTTAAATATAAATAATATGCAGTCAGGTGATTTTTTTACTATTGGCAATGTTACTTCAACTCAATTTCAAGTAAGTATTAAAAATGGCTCTAGTTTTGTCGCTAGACAATTTACATATAGTGCTTTCGGGTATGGAGCAGGCTAGTATAATAGGAAAAACATAAATTAAAATGGCAAAACCAGCAGATTTCGTTGTTGCTAATGCTTCAGGTGCAAATGTAAGAACTGACTTAAATAATTTATTTGATGCAATAAGTATTAATAATGGTTTTGGTTCTGCACCCACCACTAAATATAAATATATGTGGTATGCAGATACATCTTCAGGTAAGATGTCATTTTATAAAGCTAACGCATCAGATAAATTAGATTTTATAAGTTTGACTGATGGTAATTTCTTTGGTCCTAATGGTTCTGCACAAAATCCATCATATACTTTTACAAATAGTACAAGTACAGGTTTTTATAGACCTGATGCAAACCGAATAGGAGTTTCAAACAATGGAGCAGAAACAGCATTATTTAAAGTAGATGGAGTTGATTTAAAAGGACATTTAAACGTTACTACTACAACTGGTGAGTCTTACATTCAAATAAAAACTAATAATCTCAATAATGAAGAAGCATACATAGATTTAATCGCTGATACAACTTATACAGATTATGGTTTAAGGCTAATAAGAGAAGATAATGGTGCAAATACTAATTCAGCTTTATCCCATAGAGGAACAGGAGATTTAAGAATTCATACTCAGGATGCAGGTAGAATAACATTTGCGACTACTAATATTAATAGATGGATAATAAATGATAATGGTGCTTTAATTTCTTCACATAATACAGAAACTGTACCATCAGCCGTTAATGTTACAGGTGGTATTCTTCCAAGAGGAATTGTAAGTAAAAAAGGAGGAGCTTCTGACGCAGAATTATCTGCTAATTTTTATAATTTTTTTTGGGACAGTCCAAATTTAGTTGCTTATGTAGATACGTCAATAGTAGGAACAGCAGCTACACAATCTTCTGATTATAGAATTAAACAAAATATATCTCTACAGACTGAATCAGGAATAGATAAAGTAAAACTACTTAAACCTTCAAATTTTCAATTTAAGGATTACAAAGGTGTTTTTAAAGCAGATGGAATTACAAGAGAAGGATTTATAGCTCATGAAGTTCAGGAGGTGATACCTAGTGCTGTTACAGGTACAAAAGACGGAGATGATATACAAGCATTAAATTTAATACCAATAGTTTCTGTCCTTACAAAAGCATTACAGGAGGCAGTTGCTAAAATAGAAACATTAGAAGCTAAAGTGGCTGTATTAGAAGGTGGCTAATGGCAATTCAACCAGCAACGTACAACTTTACTGTTCAACGAAGATCAGATCATACGATCCCTTTGTTATTCAAAGACGGTAATAATAATGCCATAAATCTAACAGGATTTACTGTGGAAGCTGAAGTATGGGAAGATACACGCACCACAAAATTTGCAGACTTTACAACAACTTATACAGATAGGTCAGCAGGGTCAGTTAGTATTTCTTTAACGGATGTGCAGACTGCTACATTTACTCCAAATATTTTAAAATACGATGTTTTACTAATAGATGGATCAGGTAAAAAAGAATATTATTTAGAGGGTACTATATTTGTAAGTGAAGGTTACACATCAACATGAGCACTAAAAACACAGTTATAGTAAATGGCGAAACTTCAGTTGTAACAGTTGTAACGGCTGGACCTCAAGGCCCTGCTGGTGCAGACGGAGCGCAGGGGCCACAGGGAGAAGGTTCTGCAACAGTAGCAATAGGAACTGTTACTACTGGTAATGCTGGAACAAATGCTTCAGTTACTAATGTTGGAAGCACAACAGCAGCTACACTAAACTTTACAATTCCTAGAGGAGACACTGGAGCGACTGGAAGCACTGGAGCCACAGGTGCTGCTGGAAGTGATGGCAGTGATGGTGCTGCTGCAACTATAGCGGTTGGTAGTACAACAACAGGAAATGCAGGAACTAATGCGTCAGTAACTAACTCTGGAACGTCTAGTGCAGCAACTTTAAACTTTACAATTCCCAAAGGTGATACGGGAGCCACAGGTGCTGCTGGCAATGACGGAACTGCTGCAACTATTGCTGTTGGAACAGTTACAACTGGTGCTGCTGGATCAAGTGCAACAGTCACAAATTCTGGATCGTCAAGTGCTGCAACCTTTAACTTTTCAATTCCTAAAGGCGATACAGGAGCACAGGGTCCTGCGGGTGCTGATGGTGCAGACGGAGCGATAAGTGATGGAGACAAGGGAGATATTGTTGTAAGTAATTCTGGTTCGACCTTCACTATAGATAATGATGTTGTTACGGCTGCTAAGTTAGCGGACACTTCTGTTACTGCTGGTAGTTATACAAATACAAATATCACAGTTGACGCACAGGGAAGGATTACATCTGCTGCATCTGGTTCTGCTGGTGGTGTTACTACAGTTACAGGTTCCGCACCAATAAGTTCATCAGGTGGATCGACTCCAGCTATCAGTATTTCAGCAGCTACAACATCTGCTGCTGGTTCTATGTCTGCCAGTGATAAACAAAAATTAGACAATATAGATAACAATGCTCGTGACGATCAAACTGCTTCTGAAATAAAAACTTTACTGCAATCTGACAAATTAACAGTTGATGAGATAGCAGATGACGCTATTACTGATGCTAAGTTAGCTAATTCTATTAATACAGCTATAGCAGCAAACACAGCTAAAGTTACTAACGCAACACATACAGGTGATGTGACAGGTGCAACAAATTTAACTATTTCTAATCAAGCTGTAACTTATGCCAAGATACAAAACGTATCAGCTACAGACAGGATTTTAGGAAGAGATTCTGCTGGTGCGGGTGTGATAGAAGAAATTACTCCAGCTAATTTACGCACCATGATAAACGTAGAAGATGGTGCTACTGCGGATCAAACAAAGTCAGATATAGATGCTCTTGGTATTGCTGCTTCTACAGCAACAACATTAGCTAATGCAAGAACTATAGCTGGTGCATCTTTTGATGGATCTGCTGATATTTTTTTAAATAACAACGCAATCACCAATGGTGCTGGATATATCACTGCGACTGATAGTTCTATAACAAGCAAACTTCCTTTAGCAGGTGGAACTATAACTGGTAATTTGACTGTCAGTGGAGATCTAGCTGTAAATGGAACGACTACTACAATAGATACAACTACTTTGACAGTAGAAGATAAAAATATTGAGATTGGTAAGGTTTCAACTCCTACTGATACAACTGCTAATGGAGGTGGTTTAACTTTAAAGGGAGCAACTGATAAAACTTTTCAATGGGCAGATGCAACAGATAGTTGGACAAGTTCAGAAAATATAGATCTTGCATCAGGTAAGGTTATAAAAGCTGCTGGTACACAAATATTATCAGCTAGTAATTACACTGGTACAGCAGCAATAGCAACAAACATAACTGTTAGTGATGAATCTTCTGACACAAGTTGCAATGTACTTTTTACAACAGATGCAACAGGTAACTTAGCCCCTAAATCAGGAACAAACTTAACTTTTAATTCTTCTACAGGAGTGTTAACTGCAACAGGTTTTTCTGGAGCTTTAACTGGCAATGCTACTGGACTATCAGGTACACCAGCTATAACAGTTGGGGTGGTTACAGCAGCTAGCTTAGATATTTCTGGAGATGTTGATGTTGATGGTACGTTAGAAGCGGATGCAATTACAGTAGATGGAACTGCTTTAGCAGCCTCAGCAACGACAGACACTACAAACGCAAGTAATATCTCTAGCGGAACTTTAGCAGCAGCTAGGGTAGCAACCTTAAACCAAAACACTACAGGATCAGCAGCTACGCTTACTACTGCAAGAAATATAGCTGGAGTTGCCTTTGATGGTTCTGCAAGTATTGATATTTCATATTCAAATCTTACTAATCAGTTAACAGCTAGTGATATAAAAACTTTATTTAATAGTAGTGGTCTTGTTAATGCACAGATTGATGCAAGTGCAGCTATAGCTGGAACTAAGATATCACCTGATTTTGGATCGCAGAATATAACAACTACAGGTAAAGTTCTTTTCGCAAATGTATATAGTGCTGAAAGTGATTTACCTAGTGCTAGTACTTATCATGGAATGTTTGCTCATGTTCATGCCACAGGAGCAGCCTACTTTGCCCATGCTGGTAACTGGATAAAATTAGCTCAATTAAATGGATCTGATAATTTAGATGTAGCTGGAGGGCTTGATGTTACAGGCAATATAACAGTCACAGGAACAGTTGATGGTGTTGATATTGCTTCACTTAATACAACAGTAAGTGGTATTACATCTAACGCTACTCATTCAGGAGAAGTTACAGGTAGTACTGCTTTGACTATTGCCGATAATGTAGTTGATGAAGCTAATCTAAAAGTAAGTAATTCACCTACTAATGGTTATGTACTAACTGCTCAGTCAGGAAATACTGGTGGGTTAACATGGGCTGCTGCTGCTAGTGGGTTGGTTGGTAGTAGTAATGAAAAATTATTTGTAGAAGCAGAAAACCAAATGGATAACAGCTTTTCTACGACAGCAAACTTTAATTATGTAGCAGCTAGTCCTATGATTATTGCTTCTGGTGCTACCCTAAC